CCGATCTTGTTAGCCATTTGGCTAGTAGTAGATAGTACTCAAAGTTAATGAAAGGAGTATTATTTACATGCAATGCAAAAACCTAAAAATCAGAACAAAAAAAGGAGTAAAATATATATACTGTACTCTACAAAAAAGAGAAATTAATTATGACGATTGCAGAGGCTGTTTGCAGAAAGAATACAAAACGCACAATCATTGTGAAAATAAGGAGTATAAAAAGCAAAAATGCACTGCAAAACCTAAAACACAGTGCAAAATCAAAGGACATAAGCATAAATTGACTAAAGCTACAGAAATTTCTATGAAAGTAAAAAAAGAAGTATGGGAAAGAGATAATCACAGATGTATATACTGCCATAAAGAAGTATCAGCGGAGTGCGCCAACAGTCATTTTGTTAAAAGAAGCCAATTAGGATTAGGAATACCCCAAAATATTGTATGCGCCTGCCCTACGTGCCACGATAAATATGATTTTGGTATAAACGTACAAGCTATGGTAAATTACACGAGAGAGTACTTAAAATCGAAATATACGGTGTGGGATGAAGATATGTTGGTATATAAAAAGAGCTAGTCAATTTGACTAGCTCATACCAAATATGGTAAACGGATAGACTTATAAGTTCTTCGATAAATCTTCTCTATGCTATCCGCATTCATTTTTAATTTTATCCAATTTTTTAATTATTATTACTATTTGATGACGGTTTTATAAAACTTATTAAAAGCAGCCTTTAATTTCTTTAACTCTATATCTGACAAAACTATTTTTTGATTGGTTTTAGGATCTTTGTATTGTGATTCAATTCTTCTTTTAGATATTGTCCTAAATTGTTCCATCAAAACTATAGAATCTGTTTCTCTTATATAGTATAAATGTGGATATTTTAAGTCAAAAAAATTTCTATTATTAAATCCATCAACAGTATTAAAATGTTTTTCTTTAGGACTTGTTAATGGTAAACAAAATATCATATTCTGGCTTGACTTAATACTAAATAATACACCTAGATGTTTATTGTTTAATTCTGGGTGAAATGTTCTACCATAATTAATATGATAAATGCTGCCATCAGCATACGTTTTATAATTCTTTTTTAAACTGCTCATAACATACCTCCAAAATACATGAAAGAGGAAGATATACTTCCTCTTTTGAAATAGACTTATATGTTCCTCGCTTACGCTTCTCAATGCTATTCGCTCAAATGTACACAACCTGATTGACTTATTGGTTCGTCGAATAATCTTCTCCGTGCAACCAGCATTGCATTTATAATTTAACACAATTTGCAAAAAATTACAACGTTATGTGATAAATTTCGTTATATTATACACAATTTTACGAAAAAGTCAAATCCTTCCAAACGCTAAATGTGTTGTCATTTCATCTTCTGTTATTTTACTGCCATCACTTAAATAGATGTATTTTTCATCTTTATCAATTACTTTCTTCCCATTACAGCAGTCACCTACAAAAACTAAATCAAGTCTGTTATTAGCTGTCTTATATTTTGGGTCATCTTTTTCCTTATTCCAAGCTATTATTCCTTCTTCTACTCTAATATACTTTTCAGATTTCATAGTATCTCCTCCTAAGAATTATTATAGCGTAAGTCAACAAAAAAAGCTAGTCGCAAAGACTAGCCAATTTTTTATTATAATAATATATTTTAGATCTTAACTTATTAATCTTGTCACTTCTAGGATATACTCTCCTATAATATTCTAATTCGTGAGTTAAGATTTTTATTTTTCTTTTTAGTTTATTCTCCATATAACCCCTCTTCGGGTGGATATACTAACATAAACTAAATACATTGTCAAATCGGTATTCTATATTAATTAACCCTTAATTTTTGTCCTATATTAATAAGGTTTTTATTCTTAATATTATTCCATGCTACTAATTGATTAACAGTAGTGCCATATTTCTTTGCTATTTTTGTTAGGTTGTCCCCTTTTTGCACAATATAATATTCAACGTTTGGCTTATCATTAGCGTGTAATATTTCGTTTACTCTATTTTGTATTTTATCTATTTCTTCTGAACTATAACCCGCAGTTTCTAATCTTTCTCTCCTTGTTGGAGTAGTATCTTTTGTTCCCCATAAATTATCTATTACTTCGTGCGCAATTTCATCTATAGTTTTCTTAGGCTTACTAAATTCGGTTTCTTTTGTATATCCGTTTAATCCAGCACCTTTTATAATACTTGGGAAATCCCTAAATAATTCGTTTGTATCAACTCTAGTGCCTGATACATTTCCCTTATCAGAGTTTTGCCATACATCAAAAGCATTCCATTTAAAACTTGGTTTTGTAGAACTCCATGCTGCAACCCATTTTGTATAAGCATTTAATCTATCCGTATCTATTTGATTTTTAAACCAACTAAGACTTGCATATATTCCTACAAAATAACCTTTATTTTCTAAAGTTTCGCAGAATCCTATAATAGCATCTGTAACGCCTTTTTTATTATTTAATTGCCATCTATTTTCTTCTACATCTATGTATATTGGAAACTCAAACTTTTTACCTTTTAAACAATTATTATATAAATAGTTTGCTTCATCTATTCCCTTTTGCTTGTTATTAGCACAACTATACCAATAAACTCCTAATGGCATTCCTATATTTTTTGCTTGGTTATAAAAATCTTCAAAACAAGCATCTTTATTATAATTAACACCTGTTCCCCAACCTGTATAACCTCCTCTTAAAATTGCAAAATCATATCCACAATTTTTAGCATTTTGTAGTTTAAATCCTCTTTGATGTTCTGATATATCTATTCCTCTCATAATTATTCATCTCCTTTTAATTTATTTAGATTATGGACTATGTCGTAGCTTCCACCGGCTAATAGTCCTGATAATGCTATTGCTACTGAGAAGTCTTTAGTTATAATCCATTCTACTATTGCAATAATTAATCCTATTGCTAAATTTTGTATTGGTATAATTTTATTTGATATTTTAGGAAGTTTTTTAGTAATTATACCACAAATTAATGTTACTAAGAATGTAACTATTGTTAAAATTTCATTGAATTCCATTATATTCACCTTCTTCCTCATCTAATTCTTCTAAACGTATAATTTTTTCATCTGTTTCTTCATAAGTAAATGTAGCATCTTCTGTATCAACAGCATCATCAAATACAATACCTGTTTCAACTTGCCTTATCCTATAATCTTCATCTGAATAAGTACGATATAATTTTCTTTCTTTATCATATAATTCTTTTCTAATCACTATAGTCACTCTCCTTAACTATCTTACTTGCTAGCACTGTCCAGTTAGTTGTTGTTATCCAAGTTGAATATAGACTATCTGGCACAACTATTTGCATTTTGGTATTTGAAGCTGTAAAGACGGCTGTACCACCTAAAGACGGAATAGATGTAAATCCCCTAAAATCTACAAGTTGCATCGCCTGCGAACTCTGAAAAGCATAGTTACCTATTGAAGTAAGACTCGTTGGGAATTTGATTTTAGTTAAAACTCTTGTTGTTGTAAAACACGAGTTGCCAATAGTTTGTAAGTTAGGTGGGAATTTTAGTTCTTCGCAAACCGCAAGAGACGTAAACGAACTTGCCTTAATTGCTGTTACGCTAGTTAAATTACTCAAATCTAACTTCTTGCAAGAATAATTATTGGTAAAAATATTGCTTCCAATGGTTGTTACAGAGCTTGGTATTTTTATACTTTGCAGTGAATATACGTTTGTACAAAAGTTATTCGGGATTGATGTAATAGTATTTGGAAAGGTTAAATTTCTCATTCCACAAATTGTTCCAAGAAATGTAGTAGGCAATGCTGTCATTGAGCCTGTAAGTGTAAAATATTTCAATTTACTTAGATGCGACATAACGGAGCCAGTATTTATGCTTGTAATTGTAGGTGGCAAAGAGAAATATTCTATTGCATTATTAAAGGTCAATGTCATACCTTCAATTTTATCGGTTGGCTTAGGTATAACCAAACCTTTACAAACACAGTTATAATAAAGTATAGAAATACTCTCGCAAGCTAGATTATTAGGTAACGATATTTCCTGTATGTTCATAAAGGCAAGGGCATAAGCACCTGTTATGTTTGCAACGTTTTTTCCTACCCATAATTTTTTAACACCAGATGAGTAGTAATACATTAGTCCATTATTAAGGTTAGTAGTTGCATTGTCTGCATAGATAATAATAATACCTGCCATATTATTACCAAATAAAGCCATTGAGCCACTAACACTTATCTTTATCTCGTAAGTTCCCGCTGTTGAATATGCGTGAGGAGTATAATATTGACGGTTTATATTAGTTCCTGTTACAGTAGAACTAGAAGAACCATCTCCCCATTCAATCGTAGCAGTACCTCGTAGACCAAAGCACGTATAAAGCGTCTTAGTGTCCTCTCTTACTTCATAAAATACATGAGTTTTCTCATCTGTTGGGACTAAGTTTACACCAACCGTTAATGTTGAGTTAGGGTATGCAGTTAAGTGTGATTTAATCTCTGCTAAAGTCCAGTTCCATGTTTCTTCTTTAAACCCCTCATTATTGGGTAAAGCTGGTAGTTCAGTGGCTAATTGCATATTGGCAGTATTGTATTGATATAAAACATCTCCATTATAGTTTATAAATACAACTCCACCATCATCTACATCGTCCATTTGTGATGTTATACCTGTTGGTATGCTATTAATAGCACTTTGTAAGTTTTCTGTATTTTTATAGGTAGGTATTGTACCACCTTTTGTATTTACTGCATTATAAGCATTTGTAATATCTGTTTCTAGTTTGGTTAATCTACTTGCTATTGACATATATTACACCCCACTTCCAGTAGTTAATCTTGTTAGTATTGTTTCTATATCACCTATCATAGTATTTATATAAGTTACGTCATACACATCTCCCACTGTTGTAGAAGCAGTATTTTTTACTTTACTTGTGTCTAGTTTTCCACTAATGTCTTGATGTTCTTGTAAAGCACTATCAGCTTTATTTAAACTTGATTGGACATTGCTGTCTAAATCTGTTTTAGGTATGCCTCCACTTGGTTTACTATATGTACCTGTATTTTTTGTAAACCCCCAGTTTGCAACTGTTTGCTCTGTTACTTCACTTGGAATAGATGGTTTGTTTTCTAAATCATTATAATCTCCACTGAAATCAGATTTATTATTCCATGTGCTTTTTTCTGTATCTGTTACTGTTCTATGTGTAGTATCATCAGATAAATCTTTTAATTTATCTGGTATAGTTGGTTTATTAGACAAATCATTATAATTTCCACTAAAATCACTCTTATTGTTCCATCTTTGTTTTTCTGTATCACTTACTGTACGATGAGTTGTATCTTCTGACAGCTCTGATAAATTGGTTGGTATATCACTTGTTTCTGCTTTATTGTTCCAATTAGCAATGTCTATGTCATCTATATTGTCTAACGTTTCTTTGTTGGTATGAGTATGTCTTTCAGAAGTATTATTGTCTACCTTTTCCTTATAGGCGTTTGTAAAGTCATTAGCAGATAATCCTTTACCTTTTTCTTTGTCAACTTTATTTTCTTCTAAATTAGCAATATCTTCTTTTATTTCTGTGTCATCATAGTTTTCTAAATTATCTAATTTGTTTTTTCTTTGATTATCAAAATTATTATCTGTATGTACATAGTTACTATCTATTACTGTTCCTTCTGGTAATTCAGTTAAATAACCTTTAGCATCTAGTTCTTCTTCTGTGACATAATTTCCAGCAGGTTGAAATCCAGTATGCCCTGAATGTTCATAATCAAGATTTTTTAAATTATTGTGAAATGTATCATTCTTATATACTTGTGTATCTGCTTCAACTTCAACATCATCTTGATTATTTATATCGATTTCTACCTCGTTTGCGTTTCCAATTTCTATTTCCATATTAATATTTATCCTCTACACTAAATACACCATCGGGAACTATATTACATAAAAATTCATTATCTCTATACCAGTCTAATATGTATACATAATTTAAAGGTTTAAACATTGAACTTTGCTCTTCTGTTAATGAAAAATTTATTGTATTTTCATTTATATTTTCAAAGTCTTTTTCTAACAAAATACTGCCATTTGCCTTGTCTTTTATTATCATTTTTATTTTGTCACTACTATCGAAGCTTGCACCTATTATTTTTATTGGTAAATCTAACCCAAAATCTCCTTCGGTCATAGTTATTTTTCTTCCTATTCCTTTTAGCATAATCTCATCTCCCATTTAAATAGAAAGAGAGAACTATTTTGTTCTCCCTTCGTTTATTTAATTCCTATTTTTCCAAATATATATCCTATTAGAAGTGCTATAATTGCACCTAATATATATCCTATTATTTGTTCTAGCCTTTTACCAGGCTTGTCCTTTATATCTTTTATATCCTTTTTCATTTCTGAAACATCAGTCTCAACATTTGTTACTTTATTATCTACTTTAGTAAGCGCTACGTATACATTAGATAACTCTTTTAATTGCTCATCATGTTCATCAAGTCGCTTAGTGTTAGATTTACTTCTTTGTTCTATTTCTACTATTCTTTCTATATATTCTTTTTCCATATTACTAATTCCTTACTATTTCTTCAAAACAGCAACATATACATAATAAGTTTTATCACTTATAAATGTGTCCTCTAAATCTGCATCATAATCAGTTTTATTTACATAAAAACCTCCCTGGAGCGATTGTGATGTTAATAGATGAAAATCAATTAATCTGACACCGATATTGTAATTTGTATTTGACTGATATCTGTCTGCTAGCTGTCCTTTTTTATATGCGGTACCTATTACTATACTGTTAGAAAAATCCCCATCTTTAGTAAAACTGGCCATCATTCTTTGTGTTCCGGAAGTTAAATCTTCAACCATAGAACTCATAGGTATTGCAAATTCGTATATATTAGTAATTCCTGCATCTGTCTTGGCATTACCCCATAAGATTTCTGTTATTGTTGCAACAGTACCATCAGTTTCTACCGTTGCTATTGGCATCTGATAAATTTCACCGCCATTAAATAAATCTTCTTTTGTTGGATCTTCAGCTATTATCTTAAAACTTCCTTGATTAAAAGATTGAATAGTATTTTCTTTGGATAAGTCTATTTCATACACAAGTGTTCCGTTTTGGTCAACAGTAACAATTTCTTGGCTAGATATATTCGTATAATATCCACTAGCAATAAACCATCCTGGATTTATTGCTATAGTATTTCCGCTTGTTCCTAGTGCACATCCACTAACAACCCCGTCATTTCCATCAAAAAATTTCTTCGTCATTAAAGCAAAATCATTGCTTTTAAATAATTGTTTATTATAAGTTATCCCTCTTATCATTTTTATCAATCCTTCCTTTTTTATTAATCAATTTTTTCGACATTCATAAACGTTGCTTCTGCGCCAAATCCATTATTTAAATAAAATGTTTGACCATTATATCCAGATATTCTCATATATAGATAATTATCTTGCGAATCATCTATTTCTACTATTGCATTAGGCATACTATTAGCCCAATAGCCATTTCCTGATGATTGAATTAAATTTTGACAAATAGTATCCTTATTATTTTGGCTATCTTGAATAAAAATTTGTATCCAGCCATACCCAGAACCACACACTTGCCCCCCTACTTTTATGCGTTTACATGTCCCCGCGGGAATTTTTATATATCCCTCAGCTGGATCACATTTAACTCCACCATCTTGCACATAATCATGCCACCTATCAATTGTTTTATAAACTCCAGGTCCAGCATAATAAGTTGTTCCGCTTACATTAGTCCACATTTGAGCAAAAGTCTTTTCTAATTTACTATTTATATAATCACAACTATAAGTTTTGTCTTCTCCTGACGCCGTGCTAGATTTTACACTTGCTTTGTCTACTTTGTTTACTCCAATTTTGTAAGGTTCTTGTTTTAATTTATCAATTAAGTCTACTCTTATGTTCCCACTCTTATATTTTATATAATTACTGGTGTTTTCAATTTCTATTGAGCTTATATAACTATCAAGTATTCCGTCTCGCGTCTTGATTTGTATGGGTCTCCCTATTGTTAACTCACCGGTATTTACGAGCTTGCTATCTTGTTTTATTTCAAATTCTACTAAGTGATTATACCTGTTTCCTTTAAATATATTTACAGCTTGCTCATATGCCTTTCCCTCCTCGTCAACATATATCGTTTCTAACATTCCGTCAGCTCTATTAGGATTTGTTTTATCCGTGCTTATTGTTCTGTCGGTTAACAAATAATAATTTAAAATATTACCTGTGTCACCACATTTTACTGTCACTCTTGATGTTATATCCATCTCATAAATTTTGTTATAGTTTATAACATCATTGTTGGTAGTGTCTATTTTTATAACATTTTGATTATCTATATTTTTAATTGTGACAACAATTTCCTGTTGCGTCAATTCAAATACTACAGATATATTCTTATTTTGTCTGCAGTTAGTCATAAAGGTATGAAAATTGTATATTCCATCTTCAGCATTTATTGGTTCCTTAACTGATGTTTGTGTGTCTTGAACTACTGATAAATAAGGCATTGCTATCTTGCTATCATCGTCACCGTTTTTAAAAAACTTATTTATAGTATAATATAAAAAATCTTCTAGGCTAGTGTCCATACACTCTTCACTATCTACATATATCTTTCTATCAAAAAGATTAGATATATCTTTACATATTACTTTTGCTTGATTACTATCTTTTTCTCCTTGTATCTCTGATACTATACCTTGATACTTAGTTTTATTCTTTTTTTTAGCAACTATAAAGTCATTTTGATTGGCATTTGGAATTCTGTGTAATTCTATATTTGAAGTAGCATTAGTTTCCTCATCAAATTTTAAATCAAACTTACTTGCAACTATTACATCTTTAATTTCTAATGTATACCTATCTAAAAAATATATTGTCATTATACCGCCTCATATTCTTCAAAATAAGTTATCGTTACACTTGATATAGTACCTACATCTGCATTAAACTGCAACGATGTTTCTCCTATTGGAAGTTTAGCCCAATTATCATTTGCTAAATCTACACTATCAAAGGCATTTATTAAAACCCCATTAGATTTTTTATAAATATATAAATTATTATCTTTGTTTCCATATAATAGGCTTTCTCCATCATCTAAATCTACGTTAAATGTTAAAGTGTTAATTTTTTCCCCATTTTGATATACATCTAATGTTAATCCTTCAACAACTCCAAAAAGTTCAAATTCAAAAGGAGTTTCAACTTGTCCTTGATTATTAATATCTATTTTGTCAAGAGTTTCATCATTAAACATCAAGTCAAATCTCCAATCCCATTGTGGAAGTTCGTCAGATTGTTCTATAGTTCTTGTTATTGAAGTTTGTTTATACCACAAAGATTTAGACAGCATTTCAATATCACACTCTAAATATTTATTTCCCTCTGTATCTCCTTTTGTGACTTCTACTATATCTATGTCTATATAGTAATCTATATCATCATACTTATACACTAATTTGTAATCGCTATAACTTTTTATAAACGTTATAAATTCTTTATAATTGGCATACCAATCATTCTTAAATATAAGACTGCCACTGATGGATTTTTGACCATTTTTGCTATCATCAACTGTAAAATAGTTTCCAACATTTACATACGAATTATCTTTTTCAAAGCCAAGACCTTTAGGAGAATTTAAAAAGCACTTATTTCTATCTTGAAGATCATATCTTAATCCATTACTTGCCTGTATATAAAACTTTCTCATATTCTAAATCCTCCTTCTAGTAAGCATTTCCTAATGACTTGTTTACAGCTTTAACCACTTTATTTATTTGTGCGTCATCTAATGTTTGAGCATTAAATGTTAGATTAATTACATTACCATCTCCGCCTTTGTATGGTTTTCCTTGCTTAGCCGGAATGACTTTTTCACCTTTATGTAAATATGCATATCCATCTTCGGGAACATAATCTGTTCCTTTTGCGTATGCTGGCATATCTGCCTCTGCAGCCTTTTTTGCATCCTTTTGAGCTGATTTTACTGCTGCTGCTATTGCAACTGTTCCAGCAACTATTGCTGCCGCTGCTATACCTAGTGACCAAGCACTCTGCAAAGCACCTATCGCCGCTGCCGCCGCCGCTGCTGCTATCGCTATTGCTCCCAATATCGCAACTGTTTTTTGTATACCATTCATCTTATCCCAATTTGTTATTATTTCTTTTATTGCCCAAATTAATAATGCAAATCCTCCATACGCAAGAACTGTTTTTGCACTCAATCCTTCTATTATTCCTGATAATGATTCAAACAGTTTTATAGCACTTGGTAAGAGTATAATTAAGCCCCCAGCTCCAAATAAAGTCTTTATTAAATTTTTATCTGTTTCATCTAAATCGCTAAACCATTTGCCTAAATCTTTTATTATGTCTCCAAACGTACTAAGTATCGGAGCTAAATCTTCTAAAATTTCACTGCCTAATTCGCCCATGCCAATTTTAACATTATTCATTGCAACTTGCCACTGATCATTTCCATCAATTAAATTGTCATATGTTGTTTGTACAGTCCCATTTGTTTCTGCTAACACCGCTTGAAATTCCTCTATAGAAAATCTGCCGTTTTGTATTGCATCTGCTAAATCTGGGCCAGCCTTCGCCCCAAATGCTTTTATTGCCATTGTTGTTGCTTCTGAAAGTGTTTTAGCCTTTTTTATTTGTTCCAATGTTTTTGCAAATTCCTTTTGCGAGTCTTTATTAGCTTTACCCCAATTGCTAATGGCTTTCTTCATGCCACTAAGCGCAATTTCTGTATTGACTCCAGATTTTTCCCATTGACTAAATAAAGCAATTGAAGATTTCATATCCATGCCTAATGCTCGCATTGGAGCACCATACTTTGTAATTGTATCAAGCAATGCACTTGCTTCAACGCCACTTTTTTGTGACGCTTTTGTAACTGCATCTAGAACTTCTACATAATCTTCGCTTTTAATTCCTGCATCGCTCATTGCTCTAGAAGTTAATCTTACGCTTTGAGCAACATCAATTCCTGTTATTTTTGAAAATTTTAAAAACATAATTGTCGCTTCATCCAGTTTATCACCAGTAAAACCTAATCGTGTATTAATCTCGCCAATTGCACTTCCTACTTCTTCGCTTGTTGCTGGAAAACTAGAAAATACATTGTCAAAACTTTGTTCTAATCCTCTTAATTCTTGTCCTGTTGCTCCAGTCATAGTAATCATTGTGTCTATTCCGTTATCTACTTCTTCAAACGCTTTTACTGCAGCAGTAGACACACCAAGTATTGCGGTAGAAATAGCAGCAAATTTTACAGCTGTGTTTTCTAATTTTGATGATAATTTGTTGAAAGATCCACTTAATTTATCAACACTGTTAGAATTCATTTGTTCATTTGTCTTTTTTAGCTGTGATTGACAATTCTTAAGTTGTGATTCTGTATTGATTATTTCTCTTCGGAATTTATCATATTGTTCTTGACTTATCTTTCCGGATTTCATAGAAGCTTGCATATCTTTATCTTGACTCTTTAAAGCCTTTAATTTGTCATTTACTTGACCTATTTGTTCTTTTAATAATCTTTGTTTTTGTGTAAGTAATTCAGTGTTTTTTGGGTCAAATTTTAATGATTTGTTTACTTCTTTTAATTGCTTATCCGTATTTTTAAGATTTTTTTCTGTATCTTTAATTGCTTTATTTAATCCAGAAGCATCTCCACCAATTTGAACTGTTATTCCTTGTATCTTTGCCATATAAATTCCCTTTCTAAACAAGAAAAAGGGTGACAAAATACTTTGTCACCCAGCGAGCATATCAATATCGCTTTGTGTAGCATTTTGCTCTTTTTTCTCATTAAATTTTAATATTATTTTTAGTGCATCTGAATATCTTAGCCTTTCTAACTCTTCAAAAGACAATCCTATCCTTTTTGCAATAAATAAAAAGTCATATTCGTCTATTTCTTCTATATCTCCCTCATTATCGTTTAGGGATTCGTCTTGTTCATTATTTGACTTGTCCAGAGGGTCCACGAAAGGTAGACATCACTAATTCAAGCACATCCTTTACCCAATCTCCATATAATGGAAACTCTCCCAAGTCTACTAACCAATCTTCAAAAGGTAATATGTTTTTGTTCTCTGCATAAGCCATTGTCCAGGCCATTTTCAATGCATTTTCACACAAACTATCCAAAGCATTTATTTCAGATTCTGTCAAACCTATCAACGCTTCTTGCTGTTGCTCTTTAGTTCCAGCAACCTTATCTTGAAGCGGAATTAGTACTCTAGTTTCCATTAAGTCTGTAAATAGTTTTCTGTTAAAATTAGAGCGATAATACATTCTTATCATCGCGTTTGATAACATTAATATGTCTTTATCGCCAATCTTTATTGTTTTCCTCATTGTTTACCCTCTTTCTATAAATTATAATGATGTGGCTTTCTCATAAACTGCATCAAAAAAGCCGTTATATGCGGCCTCGTTTGTAGCTGATTTTTCTAATACTGCCTTTACAGCGTTATCACTTTGTCTTGGCTTCATTGTAATTTCCAATGCGTCAGTAGCTGGCGATACTGAACTTTCTTTTGTATTGAATTCAGAACCAGGTCTTGCTACTGAACAATCATAGTAAACAAATCTTCTTGGTTTACTATCGCCTTGAACTTCAAACATTAATGCAAATGATGATGGTAATAGATCTGCATCTTCAATTAAGGCACCATTACTATCTTGCTCTTGACCTAGAATGTCTTTTTTAAATGCTTCTGTTATATCTGCAATTGTTAATGTTCCTGTATAGCCTTGATTATTTGCAGCATCAAAATATAATATATCATCTGCAAAGAATTCAGCCTTATCTCCTGCTGGTGATACGCTTAAACTAACTCCTCCAGGTAATGCTACTGGAGTTCCATAAGAATAAACACCATTCTCATCAACTGTTATTTTTGCATAATGTACATTTCTTAAACCGTATTTTACTTTATTCATAATTTATCTCCTCTCATATTTCATAATTAACCTGATATATGTTCTCTTCCTCAATAAAAACCTCATTTACCTTATCGTAAGGAATATTATTGTTATCTAACACATTCTCAAGCTGTTCTTCTGATACTTTATCCTTTTTCTTTGTGACAAGCCATATGCTATAATTTTGAAATTTAACATATGATTTATCATCCGCTTTAAAGTTATCGGTATTTTCTTCTTTATATAAAATAAAAGGTGGCTGTATGTTATCCTTTTTAGAAAAATGGTCATAAGCCACACTTAACCCTGTTTGTTCTAAAATGTTCTTCATATTAGCCACCTCCATATATTTTTTTTACTTCATTAAGTATTTCCTTATCTACTTTTTCTTGAACTGGAGCTATATGTGGAAAAGTTTTTGTTCTTCCACCATTTGCAGTAGCGTGACCGTTTTCAAGCAAGTGCGTTAACCTATAATGTTTTTTATTATGTACTATTGTACTAAATGTCAATACTCCACTCTCACTTGTAGAAGTCCAGCCCTTATTATACTGTCCAGTTCTTACCTTATAGGTATTAACAGTGCCTTTTAAGGTAGAAGCAGCACTTTTTCCTATCTCTTTTGCTTTTTCTTCTACCTTTTCAAAACACTCCTTATTATAATTTCTTAAAATATTGTTAATTTCGGCTTGCAAATCCAACTTATCTAAACTTACCTTCTTAGTCAAAATCATCAACTCTCTTTTGAACTAACAATGTTACTTTGTCTTTTTTATTATAAAGACCTCTAACAACTGAATATTGTTCGCCGTTATACTCGATATACTCTTGGTTATCGTACTGTGTCTTCCACATTTCAAATCCGAACTCTAATTTCATATTGTTTGAAGCTTTTGCATTATAATATTCAAAACTCATGACATCTTTTCTGGTACCATACACCTTAGTTTTTTTTGATATTGTTTCTATCCTATTTCCTATTTCATCAGATTCTACTGATAATGTTAGCAAGTATGCTACATCACTCATTGTCATCACCTATATTCATAAGAAATATTTTTTGACTATTATATGATTCGTTAAGTCTATCATAGTCGTCGTTGTTCCAACCAAAATCTCTTTTAACATAAGTGATAATTGTTCTTTGATATAAAGGGTTAGATGTCTGTGCTTTAATCCCACTTTCATCAAGTTCCTTAATACAAGCATTTATTAAATCCTGGATTTCTGTATTAAACTCATCTCCAGTTATTCTTAATGCTGTTTTACACTTTTCAAGCATATTATCACTTCCCTATCTTATAAGCTAGCTGATTTCTTAATAAATACTAATCCGTTAGCATCTAACATTTTTCCATCTGCAAGCATAGTAGCCTTTTTGATGAATTCATCGGTATCTTCATCAAAATATTCTCTTACAGTCATTTGTAAATTACTATTTAAACAATACTCACTTAAATCAGCATATACAGCAATAACATCACCGTTAGAAGCTGCGTCGAATGATTTAATATTGTCGTTACATAGTACTTCACGACCATCTAAATATCTTGAAATTTTGCCATTAATTCCATAGTTTACTCTTGCTATAGGTTGTCCATTATCATCTACCATACCTACAAATTGTTTTTCCCAAGTTTTCTTGTTCATAATAATTATGTCATTATTTTCATAAGCACTTGGTATTAATGCCTCTGCTTGTCTTGAAGTTTGAAAATCAATTGTTCCTACTGATACTGAATTGTTTTCATCTGCGTAAGCAATTACTCCTGTAGGTTGTCCTGAACCATCACCTACTAAAATAGCAGTCTCTAATGCTTTAATCATTGCTTTAGATACTGAATCAACTAAATTGTTTTCCCAAATTTCTAATGATACAGTTCCTGCTTCTAATGAGCTAGCAACACGTACTTGTAATTTGTAGTAACTGAATGTAATTGAAGCCCCTGTAGTTTTCTTTTGTTTATCAGCTACAGTTCCTTCTGCTTTCCAAGTTGCAGTTATTTGAGCTCCGGCAACTGGTACTGCTAAACCTCCCTTATAATTTGTTTTTGTTACTCTAGCAAAGATTTCTCCTAAAGTTTCAACTTTCTCAATAATTCTGTTCATTATTGTTGTAGGTATTACTCCTGTAATATCTGTAGTTTTAGTTGTAGCGCTATCTCTATATTCTTCTGGAATAGCTACACCTTCTGTTACGAATTTTCTGAACGCCTCACGGTATTCTAAACTATTAAATTTGTCTTCCATTTTTCTCTCCTCTTTCTTTTCAACTTTTTTAGCGTTTATTTCGCCTCTTGCAATTTGTTCTGCAACATTATCAACTTTCTTTAGTTGTGATCTTTCTTCTTCTAACTCTGCTTTTTCTTTATCTAATGAATCAACTTCTTCTTTTATTGAAGTTATTTCTTCGTCTGTTATCTCATCAGTTGAACGAGATTCTAAAGATTGTGATAATTCTGCTTTTCTTTTAGAAATTTCTTCAAATCTTGATTCGATTTCTGCAATTCTTTTTTCTCTATCCATCTTAATTCTCCTTTCCTAGTCTAATTTTTAAGATTTCAATTTCTTTTTCCCTTTTTGCATTATCCAATGCTTTTTTTTCTGCTCTAGCATTATCCAATGCTTGTAATTCGCTATCCAACGGATTATTGGCACGAGCATATATTTCAGTACCTTCGTAAGCAGGGAAATTAACTGCACTTACTTCTTGTACATAACCAATCTTATTTATCCTACGAGTTGGGTAATCACTGTCTAAGTTTGTCCATTCGTCTTCTTCAACCCTAAACATAAATGACATTCCATCTATTTCTCCATCTCGTACTGCCAAATATAAATCTTTAGCGTCTGTCCTCTCTAGATTTAATTTAGTCCTCATATCTACACCATGTTCGTTGATTTTTAGTTCCAAAGTTTTGTTTCTAGTACTTGCTAATCTTTTTCCGTTTAAATCGTGATTAACAAAAAAAGCAACATCTCTTAAGACTTGCTCTGTTACTGCTCCTTTTGATATAACTTCTTCAAACATTCCACCTATATCAGTCTTCTGTTCAAATACTATCGGTGTCCCTTCTAACACACCTTCTTCATTGTCTGATATTTTAAAATCATTAAATGATCTAGATACTAACTCACTCATCTTCTTTTTTTCCATCGTCTTTTCCTCCTACTCCTTGATATTCATTTTGCTTACTAGCATCGACATAATTAAGACTAATTAGTCTTTTATCTCCACCCTCCGGAAGTGGTGGTAAATTTAATATTTCCAACGCTTGATCTTGTGTTAATAAACCAAGTGGCATCAATGTTGATATAACAGATATTTTTGTTTTCCAACTTGCATATGCCAATCTATTTGCCTCAAAAACAATTTTGTTTCCACAAGCTATTTCTTGTTTAGTAAAACATTTATTAGTAAATTCTAAGCTGGCTTGTATCATAAAAGGCTCTAGAACACTCTCATAATAAGCATTAAATTCCTCTTCAGTGTACTTAGATTTTACTAAATTTGCACTTATATTAAAGTAATCATACACTTCTTCTTTTATTGACGTCATTGTAGCATTGTCTATCACTACTGGTTTGCTTTCTGTAGGAATAAATTTGCCTTTTGCATCTGTTGTAATAATTCCACCACTATTTTTGGGATTAAGGTATGCATCTCTAAATTTGTTCCTTATTTTTTCTAAATCGTCATCTTTAAGTATCCCTGTAGCCTCATATATCCCGCGCACGTTAGCGCTTGTTTTTATCGCATTGTTTATGCCATCATTTACGACCTTTACACGTTCCATAGTGTCGAGTAATGCTTTGTTATCATCTCCATATATATCGTTATGATTAAAGCATCTTCTCAAATGAATTATTTTGTCATACGGAACAACAAATCGCTCGCCATCCATGAAACTAAATCTTACATATATTTCTTTATCTTTTTCCAGTAACTCTGTCATAGAATAGTCTAATGGATAAAACGCAAGTATTTTACCTTTTCCATCAGTATCTTTGTATATATATGCATTATTGTTTTCATAATAACTCGCCAACACTTTATATAAAAAATCGTACGCATTCATATATATATTTGGTCTATATTGCAACAAATAATTTAAATCATTTGTAACCCTACTATTCGGGTTTTTTGAAAATTGATGTTTCATTTTTAACTTTGCGCCATTTTGTGCAAGTGTGTTAAGCGTTTCCCTAAATATTTTGCTATTGTATAAATTCTGCCCGAATCTTCCAAAATAAGGTACACCGTTCATTAAATGTAATGATGTCATACTAACATTATTTTGTTTTTTGCCAAATAGTATTTCATATAAACTTCTTCTTTCTTTTTTCATTAAAGCACCACCAATCATTTTGTTAAATTTAAGAAGTCATTTTTCTTCTCCAAATAAACGACATAACTATTGATTAGAGCCATTGCCCCATCTATTCTCTGTGTTCTTCCACGACCTTTTACAGGCCTTACATTGTCGTTTTTGTCGTATTCTAAGCTCGTATTAACTAAGCACCATCTTAATATTGGATTATCATATAAGATGGTTCCGGCTTTGAATTCTGTAGTTAGTTCTTTTATTGGATTAGACATTGTGATTGCTCCCTGTCTTACTTTTTCTAATGTAAAACCAGCTTTTTCCATTTCATCTACCCAATAGCCACTATTCCAGGGATCATAACCTATCCAATACGGAATTATTTGATAGTCCTTAACAAGACTTATAAACCACTCCGTTATTTTACTGTAATCAACTTTCGTTCCATCACATTTTTCGATATATCCTTGTCTATCCCAAACATCATAAGGAATTTTATCTTCGTCAATCTTCTGTTGTATCCCATCACTTGGAATAAAGTATTTTTGATAAATTAAAAGATGCGGTTTTAATTCCCCATCTTTCTCTATATATTTAATACCTAATATCGATGCACACGTTAGGTCTGACGTTGCGCTAGACAAATCAACACCGCCTATTACATAACTGTCTTTTAAATCTTCTAAATTGACATTATATTTAACGTTAATTAAATCAAAATCTAACCAACTTTTAACACCAGTTTCTCTCATATTGAAATCTTTTGTCATTAACGTTGGCAAATATGTAACATCTTGATTTGCTTTTTCAAAACTTTCATTTAAAGATTGAACACTTTTTATTACACCCAATCCTGGATTTGCTTTTATCCATTTAGTTTTATCTTTATATTCATCTCTATTATCAAGTTCATAAATAAAACTTATAAATCTATTATCTTCTTTTGTTCCATCTATTACCCCACCAGCATAATTATATTGAGCATCATATATTGATTCTCTAACAAATCCAGCTGTAGTAATTTCAAATAATATAGGTTGTTGTCTTGCTGTCATAGCTTGCTTAACAACATCGTATAAATTTCTATCTTTTAAGCAGTGCAACTCATCTATTATTCCACAGTGAGGATTTAGTCCATCTAGTGAATTACTATCGCTTGCTAAAGGTTGAAATGTACTTAATGTCTTTGCATAATACAAATCTGATTTTCTCTTTGTTACTTTTTTACCTAAAATACCACTTTGTATTACAACATTAACAGCCTCATTAAAGACTAACTTTGCTTGGTCTTTTTTACTTGCCAAGCAATATATGTCAGCTCCGGGTTCGTTGTCTTTTAACATCATATAAAGTCCTAACCACGAAGCTAGACTTGACTTTCCATTCTTACGAGCAATAATTAATAATACTTCTCTATATCTTCTTAATCCATCATCATCAACAAAACCAAATACGGCTTGGATAAAGGCTTTTTGCCACAACATAAGTTTGACATTTTTGCCAGCACCTTTACCTTTGCTAGGTTTACAAAATTTTTCTATAAAAAAAATAGGTCTTGAGCCTTTTTCTATATCAAAATGATATGTTCTATCTTCTTCTTCAAAAGTTTCCTCGTTGATAATCTTTATTGTTTGAGGATGTATTACATCGTTTGAAAGCCTTTCATACGTTTTTCTTATTTTATCTGAAACGGTTATATTTCCATTTTTAATTTGTTCCCAATATTCTAGTATATAATTAGAATTCATCAAACTCATCTCCACTATCAGTTTTGTTAGATGAGTCAACAAAGCTATTTAGTTTAGACATAACACCACTATAATTTTTCATCATAGTATTATAGCTTTTTTGCGCCGGATGTTCGGAATATGTTGTAAATCCGTTACCGTTTGTTCCTTGACGTACAGTTCCTTCTCGATTTATTATTCCTTCCATCTCTTTTAGGGTTATTGCCATAAACGCAGCCCTTTTGAACAATTCGTCGTTTAACTTTAAAAATTCATCTTCTTTACTTTTAAATATCTCTAGAATTTTTTTGTATTCTTTTGCAATTTCTTGTTCTTTAGTGTTTTTTTTCGTAGGCATTTGTTTATTTCACCCCTTTCATGAAATTTTTTCGTTCAGGTTTTCGTGTG